CGGTCCTGGGCGTCGATGAGGACGCGCCGGACGGCCTGCGAGACGGGCTGAGGGCCTCGGCCACGGAAGCGGCTCATGCGACCCACCAACCGGGACACGCCCTCCTCACCGGGACATCCGGGACACCCCTAAAGGGGTGGTGTCCCGTTTGTCCCGGTATCGGGACATGGGCCACTCTGAAAATGTCCCGTTTGTCCCGCCTTTTGTCCCGGCGAATGTCCCGCCTCATGTCCCGTCCTCTTTGCTGTGAACGAGCCAAACGCGGTCGCTTCCCATCCCGACGAGATGGTGCTCGACCAGATAATCAGCGGCTCGACGGAAAGCGCGCTTGCGGGCCTCCGCCTCTGCTCCGGGCATTGCCCGTTCGTAGAACCGCTCGCGCCACCACTTATCCGGCACGCTGGACAACCCGTGCGGCACTCCGGGATCGCCAGTCCGTCCTGAATGAGCAATGAGGTCCGCCAGGACCTCCAGCGCCCGCTGTTGATGCCCCTTCAGGCGGCGTCGGAGAGGAACCCCGCCCGGGGTGTCTCCTTCGCCGGCCTCCACGACGCAGGACGTCACCGCCTTGCCCCGTGTGTTGTTGCCCAGCTCGATGACCTTCAGGCTGAAGGTGAATGTGCCGGTGCATTCCATGTCGCGCTGCTTCGTCACGCTCGCTGTGCGGGCGGTGGAGACGGCAACGACTTCAATCTCTGTGTCAGTGGCGGCGCGGAGCGACGAATGCCCTCTGGCCCCCTTCGCCTGATCCTTGCCGCTGTGGTGAATCCACATGAGGTGTGCGCCAGTCGCCTCGCGGATGAGATCGCCATTCCTGACGAGCGCGCCCATGTCTTCTGATGCGTTCTCGTTGCCGCCGGCAATAGCGCGAGCAAGGGTATCGACGATCACCAGCATCGGCGCCGACTCCATCTTGGCTGCCACGGCCTTGATGGTGTCGATTACGGCGGCGGCATCCGCCTCCGGGTCGAGTAGGTTCACGGCGACGGGCGCGATGGCGAAAGGCAGGACATGGTCGCCCATGTCGTTCGCGATCTTGAACGCTGCGACGCGATTGAGGATCGCAGCCGACCCCTCCAGCGCGAGATAGAGCACGACGCCTTGATCGACTTCGCGATCGCGCCACTGCATTCCGGCAGCGACATGCAGCGCCATGTCGAGAGCGAAGAAGGTCTTGCCACTGTTGCTCTCGCCATAGACGACTGACATCGCACCGCATGACAGAACGCCCTCGACGAAGTCGTTGGCGTCGAGTTTCGGCTGCGCGTCGGAGAACATCACGACGGGCAGGATTCGTGGCTGCGGCTGCTGCGCCGGCTTCGGCTGCTCGGCACCGCGAGGCGCGGAGGCGGCCGGCTGATAGTCCGTTTCGGCCTGCCAGTGCTCCGGCGGCGCGTCGTAGGGCGGCGGCTCAGGCCAGTCGTGCGGCGGCTCTACGGTGACGGTGATGCGAGGCTGTCGCGGTGGCGCTTGGCGCGGCTGGCGCTGTCCATCGGCGAAGTCGCGGCGCACCTTCTCTCGCAACTTGGACGGATTCCACGGCGTCTTGCCCGGTTGCGACGCCATGCCGAGCGCTGCGGAGGTCAAGGCTTGGATGGCGAAGTCAGCCGCGATCTCGCCGCCAGCAACCAGCGCGCCAATCTTCAGGCATGCCCCGTTGAGCGTGGTCTCCTGCTGCCCGAATGGTGCGGCCATGATGGCCTCGCACTCGGAATCCAGGGCGGTGAGCCCATACTTCGACCCGTCGCTTGACGTGATCTCGCGTCGCGGAGCGCTTGGGGCAGGCGGGGGCGCAGGCGGGTCTAGTAGATCGAGTAACCACTCTGGAAGTGGCGCCGGCATCGTGTCGTCCGAGATCGAATAGCCCGGGGACGGCGGAACGATGACATAGCCGCCATCGCCGCGCACATCGACGCCTGGCGCGATCTTCTCGACGCTGTTGCGGATCCTCCTGCCCGGCGGCGCCTGGAAAAGCAGATGCTGCCCGCCTGACTGGGTGGTGTGCCGTCGAGTGCGTGGCAGGCGATGCTCGTTCGCCGCGCGCCACTCCAGGCCCGGCCGCCCGTCCTTCACGTCGAGGTCAACCACGACGATGCCGGAGACGGCGCCCGTTGGCACACCGATCATCTCGACGCCAGGGCGACGGAACAGGTCACGCACACCCGGCTCATCCGCAACCGCGTCGTGCAGCCCATGCGCAGTCAATGGCGCCTTGTCCGCCCCGCAGGGGAACACGGGCCATTGCTGCGCGAGGAAGACGGCGGCTTCGGTGATGCTCACTAGGCCGCCCTCGCCGGCACATACCGAACGATCTTGCGCAGCCCGAGGGCAGCCAGCACCTTCGGCCCAGGCTCGCGCCGGCTGTTGAGAACGTCGGACACGTAGGCTGCGGACATGCCGTTCGCCGCTGCCCAAGCGGCCTGGCCGCCGGCTTCCCGGCAGGCGCTGCGGATCAAGACGAATACGTCAATCAGGGTATTTTGCGTCATAGTGCGCGCCCCGCCAGACGAATCACTCAGCATCGGAACCCCGCCTCGCGCAGCCCCTCGACCGCCTGATCCTGGCTGGTGACGAACCCCGCCCAGAAGCCGAGCCGGCGCAGCATCGCGTGCGCGTCGCACTGGCGGCGGTAGTGGATGGCACCGGCGCCCTTCGCCTTGTCGGACGGCGGCACCCAGCCCGGTTCCTTGCATTCGAGGAAGGCGACGCGGCCGGGCGACTGCATCGCGACCAGATCAGGGAAACCCGGCAGCAGGCCCTCGCGCTTGGCCGCCAGGTGCCCGAACACCGACCGCGCGCCCTCGTTCTTCACATGGACGCAGACGATGCCGTGGAAGATGACGCGGCGGATGATGGCTATCTGCACGGCGGATTCGGGCCGTCCGCGCGACGCGCGCTTTGCCTTCGCGCGGCCCATCAGTCGATGGTCCTCGTCGCCCTTCATGGTCTCGAACTGCATCGGGCCCGCGCCTCAAAAAGGGATCTGATCGTCGAGGTCATCGCTGCCGGCGGCCGGGCGAGCGCCCGATGCCGGCGCGGTGTCACGGCGTGACGTGGAGCCACCCTCCGACCCGCCATTGCCCCGCCCGCCGATCAGCGACAGCTCACCGCGGAACTGGCGCAGAACGATCTCGGTCGAGTAGCGCTCCTGCCCCTGCCCCTGCTGGTCGGTCCACTTGCGGGTTTCGATCTGCCCTTCCAGATAGACCTCGCTGCCCTTGCGCAGATACTTCTCGGCGATCTCACCGAGTTTCTCGTTGAGGATGGCGACCGCGTGCCACTCCGTGCGCTCCTGGCGCTCGCCAGATTTGTCCTTCCAGGTTTCGGACGTGGCGACGCGCAGGTTCACCACCCGGCCGCCGTTCTGGAAATTGCGGACTTCGGGATCGCGGCCGAGACGGCCCAGGATGATTGCCTTGTTGACGCCTGCCATCAGCCGCACATCCTGAACAGAAGATCGAACCCGCCGTCGATGCGTACCTGAGCGGTCGTGGCGCGCCCGGCTTCGACCGCAGCGCGCGCCACGTCGAGCGAAACAGGCGCGCCCTCGTACTCGCGCCAGCGACCATCTCGGCTGTGCGCTATCGGAATCCATCCCTCCTTCGGCTTCGGGAGATCGCCCAGAGGATCTGGCGCGTGGCACGCGCGCTTGACCCGCATGTGAAGGCCCAGCTCACGCACGCGGCGGTAATACGAAGCCGGACTGGTGCGCAGCTTGCGGATGATCCGATCGACCTTGAATTCACCGTCATGGCAGCGCCGGATCAGGTCGTCCTCTTCGGCCGTGAAGCGCCGGACTGCCGAAGAAACGGCCGCGCCAGCCTGAACCAGCGCGGCCGAGTTGGGCGCGTAGTGCGCCTGGGAGGAAGCCTGTCCAGTCACACGAGCCGATTCACACGGCATTGCCGGCGGACAGCCCGGCTGCTGATCGGGCGCGGTTGCGCCGATTTCGTTACCCGACAAGCGCGCGCGCTCGGCGGTAGCACCAGGATGCGAAGGCGCGGGCCGCATCACCGAGCCTCACGAACATGGCTGCACGACGCATTGATGATCCTTTTGAGTTCGGCGGCCTCGGCGTCGAGTTGCGCCAGGCGCTGTTCGGCCAGCGCGAGACGGGCGCGGGCGGTGCGGATGGCGGTCATGCTGCGAACAAATCTACGGCGCCAGCCTCAGCCCCGCCGAGGTTCTTGACCGCTTGGCGCCAGTAGGATTCCTTCAACTCGACGCCGAAGAACTTCCGGCGCAGGCGAAGCGCGCAGTCACCTTCGCTGCCGATCCCCATGAAGGGCGACAGCACGACGTCGCCGGGATTGCTCCACATGATGAGCGCGCGCTCGATCACGTCGAGTTGCAGCGGGCACAAATGCTTTTCGTCGGCTTGTTCACGCGCCGCCGCGACGTTGAGGACGCGCGTCTGGTTGACGGTCATCCAGACCGGCGACGCCCACTCCTGCCACTGAGACACGGGGAAGTCTTCGGGCCGATGGACGATGGGCTCGGCGTTCTCGCCGGGCTTGCGGAACACCAGCAGATAGTCGGGCATCCCCATGCGGGACCGGCCGCTATCGCCCTTCAACGTCTTGTAGAGCAGCCCATGCGCCTTGGTCCGCGTCATCTCGACCACGGGACATTTCCAGATGGTGACGCGTGAGTGCAGCACCCAGCCGGCGGCTTCGTGAATGCGGATGATGTCGCCCGAAAAATCCTTGATGCCGATCTCGCCATCCTTCCATTTGGTCATGGGAAGGTCGGAGCAGTGGACCGCGGACAGCCGGCCGGGCTTCGTCAGCCGGAACTTCTCGCGCACCATGAACTCGTAGTGCTTCCCGAATTCGCCGTCGGTGGACGAATTCCCCATGTCGCATTC